ATTTGCCAGTGGCTTTACATCCGATTAGGCGGGTCCCTTTTATCCGAATCAGATGAAATCACTGGTGATAAATCCAATTTCACCGGGTTCAAGATCCCGGTCACCGAACAGCAACTTAGTTACCATCTCAACGACATCAGTGGCTGTGAGGTTGTACTTCCAATGATAGAACTGAGTCATACTATCCCTAGAGATAGTACGAGCTCCGTCAATGGCAGCCACCACACCAGAATACCCAAGAGCAAGGAACTGGCCCTTGGCATTCCACCCCAATGCGTCAAGACGCGGCTCATCTATCTCAAACTCAGCGAACTTGAGAAGAAAGAGGTTGCGAATTGGTGCTACGTACCGAAACTCAAACGCGTAGGACAAAGCTTTACCAGCGAGGTACTCCTCGTTGGTCAAAGCCTCATTGCTGGATGCCCTAACGTTGAATCTGGCCACAGCCTTGCCCAACTTCGGTGCCATGACAAAGGAGCCACGGTCATCTGGGAGAAACTGCCGGGACAGAAACTCGCACTCACTAAGGTGTTTGCGGACTAGGACTTTAGCATCCATGCCCGCAAGCTTACACATATGTTCATACGACCTACGCACTTGTTGCCTCCTGCAACCAGGATTGTCAAGCCGCATCAACATATCGTCACCCAAGATGAGTACGTCCCCTTCAAAACCGTGCTTCTTCGCCCAGGCGAAATTGATAGAAGCATTCCACATCGTGTTCCGGAACGTAGTGGACTGAGAACCAGTGGGAAGCTGATTCTTGACCTGAACCTTGAGTTTGTGCTTGTGGTTCGTCCCTTTGAACGAATTAGCCACATGCATAAGGCTAGTCAACCACTTAGGCGCTCCAAAACGCGATAACCAAGCGATCTCCAAAAGATGCACATCCTCTAGCTGTGTCATGTCATTGCTTGAGAAATCAGATTCAACGTAAACCGATTTCTCACCTCCGGCACGATGGATGCGTTCAACGAGAGCAGAAGACTGTTTGGCGTAAGCGCCCAGATAGGACGGGCCAGAACAGGACTGATCACGTTCAAAACAACCAAACATGCGTTTGGTGCATTGCCACATAACAGGACCAAGAAGAACGTTGTGCAAATCCGACGATTGGTAAATGATGCGAGGGGCGGCGTTGCCGTCGTGACGCTTTAAGAGGGCCT